GGGAATGCCGTCCTTATCTTCCAACTTAATATTGAATACTAAGTCAGTCACCTTGTAAATTGTCTGTATCATTGATTATATTGTTATTAGATGGAATGTTATTAGCAGCATTTTTAATCTCCATCAGATTCACTTGTACGAAATGGGAATCTCCACCATCTACAGCAGGTAAATCCAACTGCTTTCTAATCTCATTGGCACTAACCACACCGATATTAAATAGTGTATTGTAGTAGTTTGCTAAAGATTGTTTGTCTGCTCTTAGTAATACAGAAGTATCAAATCTTACATCTATTCTACTTCTTTCAGAAGGCTTGTACAGCTTCCTTTCAAACTCTAATTCTATCTTCTCTAGTAATGGTGATAATGTATCAGTAAGAAAAGCCAGCTGGGTAGCCTCAACAGTACTATAACTGCTCTTGGATAAGTCAAATGCTTTTACAGGTGATACCCCGAAGAACCTACAAATATCAATTACATTAAACTGTCTGGTTTCTAATAGTTGTGCATCAGCAGGATTCACTGTAATAGGTTGGAAGTCCATATTACCTTCTAATACAGCTACTCCATTAGGTGTACCAGTAGTAGGACTAAAAGCAGTCTGCCAGCTAGTTTTTAAATCTACCTTCTGCTTACCAGTTAAAGTAGATTGTACTTTAAGAATACCAGCCAGATTAGCACCACCTTTAAAGAATCCTTGTGCGTGTGATTCAGAATCTGTAGCCAGTCCTAAAGTCTGTCTGGCGTGTTGTAAAGTACTGATTCCAGTAATACCATCATAACTAAAGTTCAGTATATGAATCATATTGCAAGGCTCTACCAGTCCTTTAATGCCTACAACACTATATTTAATTCCGTCCTTCTGTTCAGTAATAGTAACATAATCTGGCTGTAAATAATGAAGTGCTACTGCATCTCCTTTAGCATCTCTTTCTATATAAGCATATCCATTGCCTTTAAGTAATGTACTTACTATCAAAGTCTTTATAAAAGTAAACCTGCTCATCTTATTGTTCGGCTCTTTGTTCAGTAAGTAGTAGGTAGGATGCTTAATAAACTTTTCTTTATAACCAGAATCATTAATGTAATATGGTTCTAATGGAAGCTGTGCTACTGCATCACTAATAACATCTACACACCTGTAGACTGTAGATAATAACATAGCCTTATTAGTAGTATAGCTACCATTCATATTATACATCAATGAATCACAGAATAACCCTCTGGTTTCCTGCTCTGGTTCTTTCTTTTTAAACCAATTAGTAAAAATTCCCATTAAATAGTCAGTATTTCATTTGTGTAATGTGGTGTTCTCAGATACATACCTAAAGCCTGTATCATTGCTATAGTTCCATCTATCTTCTTCTTATCTACTGCCTTATTCGGTTTAACATTACCATTATAATCAGACTTCAAAGTAACATTTCTAAAGCAGTACCTATTTATTTCATTGTTATCAATAACTGCCTTACCAGATAGTATTAGCCTTTCCAGTTCTCTAGTAGGCATATTAAAGTTACCTAGTGTTTGTGGATATTCTTCTAATGGTAATCCCTGCTCTGTAGAATCTATAGCCCATTGTGTAGCATTATACTTGTCATATCCTACAGACTGGATATTAACTACATCAGCATATCTAAGCATATCAGTAGTTATATAGTCATAATCGGTAACATTACCACTGGTAACAGTAAGATACCCCTGATGCTTCCAGTATTTGTAAAGTTCCTTATCTGCCTTATCCTTTAATGCCGATTCTGGAAGATAGTAATGTGTTTTGAAGTGGTAAGTACCATCCTGTACTACTAAGTAAGCTACAGCAGTCAAATCCGAAGTAGCAGCTAAATCCACACCTACATAGCAATCCATACCAGCAAACTTATTAAGGTCTACTTCCTGACTGCACTTAATAATATAGTCCTCTGGTAGCCACACATTAGAACTGTCACACCATAAATTCAAAGTCTTAGTTTTAACTCCGACTTCATCAGCAGGGTTATTTATTGCCTGTTGTACCTGTCCTCTAATGTATTTGGAAGTTACTGTAATATCCAAGTTTGGTGCACATTTAATCCAGTTCTTTTCATTTCTCCAATCATCATCAGCATCTAAAGAATAGATAGCTATAAACATTTCATCATCTACCTTTAAGCCATTAAGCACTTCTATAGCTACGGTTCTTAATTGGTAACAGGGTAAAGTTTTATCGAAGCCAGCAGTAGTAATAGTACAAAGATGTGGGTTCATCCTCATCCCCATACTGGACTTAATAACATCACGTACTTTACTATTCTTAGCAGCGTGATATTCATCCAATAAACCAAAGCTGGCATTAAATCCATCCAGCTTACTATCATCAGCAGCCAATACTTTCAACTTGGAATTAGTAAGGTTAAACAGAATATCAGCTCTATAGGCTGTAAGATACTTGCCTTTAGAATCCAGTCCCTTACTAAACTTGCTACACATATCGAAGGCTATCTTAGCCTGCTCTTTACTATTAGCAGCCAGTAATACTTCTGCACCATCTTCACCATCAGCTATTAAATAATACAAGCATAAAGCAGCAGCTAAAGCTGTCTTACCCTGCTTTCTACTTACTTCTATATAGCTGCTAGTATATCTTCTGGTAGTAGTTCCCTTCCAGTAGAATCCAACTATATTAGCTATTATAAACTGCTGCCATCCTTCTAAGATGAATGGTTTACCAGAATGTTTACCTGTATAATGCTTTAAAGTCCCTATAAACTTAATGGCTCTATCTACCTTATCTTCTCTAAACTCTAAATCATCCCTTTTAAGGTCATTCTGGAATCTCTTACAAGCCAGCTTAATAGTTTCACCAGCTATTATTTCACCATTAAGAACCCTACTACAATATTCATAGTAAAGTTTGGTATTCATTACCTAGTTTCCTTTCCTTCCTTTATAAACTGTTCAAATGGGTTATACCCGTCTTGTTCTATTTTAGGCAATTTAGTTCTAGCCTTAGCTGTTAGTCCGAACTCCAGCATAACTTTCATAGCCTGTGTTTGAGCATCTTTAGCAATCTTAATAGCTGGGTGCGGTGCAATGTTACCCCTATCACTGGTAACAGTCAAACCTTCATCTTCTAACTGTTTGGATGCCTTAATGAACATACTGTAGTTTCTAGCCAGCATTGTTAAAGCTGCACTATCCACATTCTCTAACATACCAGTACTATCCAGCTGTTCCAGTACATTCTGCATATATACCTTAGCATCCTTTTCAATGTCCTTTGGAATAGTGTAATTTATCATATTATAGTCTATTTAATTTTTATAATTTATAAAGCTATACAATGGCTCTAATTGACTTATAATCACTATAATACAATTATTAAAAAATGTGAATTATTTATTTGGAAATCTGTTAAGATGTTAGTAAATTTGTAATACAATTAAAGGCTAAACTATGGAAAGAAGAAGTAATTACCCAATAGAAATTAAAGCTAAAATAGACCTAAATACCGACCTGTTACTAACGGAACTACAGCAATTACTAGGCAAAGACAGGTCTAAACTACTAAGATTGATAATAGCAGATTTCTTTAATAGAAATATTGATATTATAGATGAACATACTAACCATAAATCAGATAAAGCACCACTAATAGAAGCCATACTAAAGGACTTCTTCAATTATAACAGGGAAACCATTAACCAGTATATTAAATTCAAGAATGATAAGACCACCTAAATCAGTCCTACTACAATATGTTTATGATTACGGACTAGACAAAGCAGCAGCATTATTTCACATTGATACAGAAACAGCAGATAAGATAATTAACTGGAAGCCACAATATGACCAGTACAGCTACAATACAGTAATAGATAAGCCACTTCATAGAAATGCTTCTAAGATAGCTGATATAATAGCCAAGCATTATCCCGAATTAGTAAAGCAATACACTATATACTATAAAGACAATATCTATATGTCCCAGACTGTAGAAGATTTCCTACAGAAAGCAGTAATAAGATGTATGGAAGTAGGGCTGGAAGATGTAACAGAAGAATCTGTATTAGAACTACTAAGAGTGCAATTCAATACTATAAGATGCTATGCTAAGAAGTCCAGCTATACAATGAATAGTAAATTAGCACCATTGGAAGTACAGAATGAAGAAGGTGAATACATAATACCAGCAGAACTATATGCCATACCTAAAGAAACCGAATAAGCAGCCTTCCAGAACATTTAACAGGGAAGAAAGACAGAAGATATACCAATCTAGCAAATGGAAGGAATTAAGACTAGCTAAGCTAATGCAGCAGCCATTATGTGAACTCTGTTTAGCCAAAGGCATCATTAAGCCAGCAGAAGATATTCACCATATAGATTCCTTTATGAATTATACTGGCACTAAAAGACTAGCCAAAGCATTTGACTTTAATAACCTTATGTCTATCTGTAAAGAGTGCCACGCTAAAAAACACTATAAGAATTATAAATGTAAGTAAACTTATTTTAAAATGGTAGAGTTGCTAGTCTAAAACCTTTCTCAGATTTTCTAGGTATAGCAACTAACTCCTTCTTATCGTTCCGTATCATTATATGAGTTCTGTTGTCCCCTTCCAATGTTCCTAAAGGAGTTCCAAAATTATCATCACTATATATTATGTCACCTATATGTACTAATTCTCCATTAGGAAGCCTAATTACTGCTTTGTCATTTACTGTACAATTCTCTATAGGAGGCATCATTAAAGTAATTTTTTTATTTAAATCATTGATAGCAGTTAGAATCATACTGGAGTCTTGTGATAGTGTTACTTTATCTGGTAATACTGCTGGCTCAATAGATAATAATTGTAACAATGAATTAACTTCTTTGGCATCTGCTTCATAAGTGTCTTTGATGCATTTGGCTATTTCTGGAATAGACTTCTTCACTTCATCAATTCTTAAGGAAGAACTATAGTCTAAAGTTCTAATGCCAGATGTATCAAATGGCTTAACAGTATTCTTGTCACATATAAGAACTGTGCGCTTATTAAAGGATTGTCTAACTCCCAATTCATAAAACACATTAGGATTCCTAGAGCTAAGGTCACATATAGCCATATCACAAGCTAGTATTTGTTGTAGTATATCCATTACAATAAAATTAGCTTTAGATGTATCGTCTGCCCGTACAGGCTCAAAACCAGCTTCTATTACTGCTGGCTTAATAAGATGCTCATAAACTCTAGTAAAATGTCCTTTATCATAGCCTTCAGCATCACTAATAGGCATTATCACAAAGCATTTCTTCTTATACTCCAACATAGCTATATAGATT